GAAGATATGTTTACTGGATTTCTCCAATTTATTGATGATGACAAAACTATATTCCGATTTAAAAAAGAAATAAAATCGGAAATTGATGGAGCTAGAAAAAAACTTAAACGCGAAGATAGAATTGTGTGGTTTCTTCGTAATTATAAAATTGCACTAATTAACCACATATTAAAAACAAAAGAATTAACCTTTGAGGATAACTTATCTGAAGAAAAATATAGCAAATTTGAACTTTGGGCAGAAAAGGAATTAAAAAGATATCCTTATATCAAAGAGGATAATTATTTAACATTTAGCGAATTAAGTAACTTTGAGAGGAATGTTGAACATTTCTTATCACTACCTATCCCCGCCATACAATCGTACACTTGGAACAAACAAAAAGACGAAGAAATATTTGACTACTTTCTAAAATTAGAAGATGGCTGGAAGGAAACACAAAAAGGGAAGATAAGATATACCGAACAACCATTAGATGAGGATGTCACAGTCTTAATTAAATTCAATGATGGGTTTTATTGGTTGGATTTAGAACGTCCCTACTGTGATTTAGAGGGTAAGAGCATGGGCCACTGCGGTAATTCTGCGGCTAGGGATGGCTCAGTGTTATCCTTAAGAAAATTAATTAAACCTAGCGGGAATAAAGATACTTGGATGTGGGAACCTCATGCAACCTTCATTCATTCTGATGAGGGTTATTTAGGAGAGATGAAAGGTCGCAATAACGAAAAGGTTGTAGCTAAATATCATCCTTACATTATTGAACTTCTTAAACATAAGGTTACAACTTCCTCAAAGGGAACTCAATCATATTTTATCAAAGGCTTAAGAGGTGGTGGTTATAAACCTGAAGCTAACTTTAGTCTTAATGATTTATCAGAAGAACTATATGATGGATTGATTGAAGCTAGACCTGACTTGGACACCTTTAGTAATCGTTTTAAGAAGGAAGGGTTAACCGAAGACTTAATGAAAGATTTACAAGAGAAAAATCCTCTTGGAACTAAATTAGAATTTAATGAGAATGTGGTTGTTATTGACACCGCTAAAGACTTAGTTGGCTTCATGGAAGAACATGGTGCCAAAGACAGAAGAGGGAACAGCGATGCTGAATATGCCGCTAAAATTTATAGTGGCGAAGAAACATTAGACTTCTATGAATCTCCTAATGACTCTGAACTTGAAGATATTGTTAGTGGTTGGTTTGACGAAGACAAACTAAGAGAATATTTAGTGAGAATATTAGGAGAAGAGAAGGTAACTGAATGGGAAGACGACAATTTAAATATAACAGATTTAATTAAAGAAGAAGCTGAAGAATTATATGATGCTATTGAACGATCATACTCTAGAGGTTATGATTGGGGTACTAGTGAGGAGATTGGTAAGGCTATCAAGAAAGCTCTAAAAGATTTTGAAATCATTACAAGTAGTAGTTATGATGACGATGTATATGGATCTTGTTATATTCTAGGTGAACCTCACGACGAACCCATAAAAATTGCTATGACTGTTGATAAATTTTGTAAATTAATTGATGAGCATAGTGCTAATATTGAGGAAAATGGGTATAAATTTAAAGTAGAAGTTAATCAACCTTATTATGGGTGGAATAATTTTGATGATAGAGGTGTTGTCGAATCTTTAGATGACGATGGTTATAAACATTTACTTAATACTAGAGCTTTGAAAAAACTTGGTGGTGAATAAATGGCAAATCCTTATTTCAACTTTTTTAATCAAAATACTAATGAGTTTAATTTATATAATAATCTGGCAGACGAGATTGTTGAACAATGGGGAATGCCAGCTTATTATATGCCTAGACAAAATAGGAAAGATGATTACCTATTTGGTGATGCTGTTGGGAGTTATTTCACTGCTGAGAATAGTTTTGAGATAACATTATATTTAGAGAATCCGTTAGACTTCACTAATGATGAAAATTATAGTAGCAAGTTCGGTCTTCAGGTAAACAATCAAGCTAATTTCATAGTACAACAACAGAGAATTCATCAAGCAATAGGTAATAAACCTTATACGGGTGATTTGATTTATACTCCTATGTTAGGTAATCGTGTGTGGGAATTATCGAAGGGTGAGGAGAAAAATACTCTTTATATGTTTGGACAATTAATGACATATAAATTAGTCTGTAATCTACTTGAACTTAGTGATGAAACTTTCGACACACCTTATTCAGAATTAAATTCTCTTAATAGTATGACTAGTATTAGTTCTAGTCATAGTGATAATATCAGTGCGACCACTGCAACTGTACACATATCCTTCGATGAACGTTTCCCTTTTGGGGATTAAGATTAATATAAATAATATAAATTAGGAGTCAATACTATGCAATCTTATAAACAATACTTACTGATGGAAATTACTATTCAAGATCACTTCGAAAAGTTCGGAAAGAATTTTGGATTTAAGGATGATGAGCTTGAAACTTATGAAGCTATCGCTAAATTTGACCCTACTAGTAATGACGGTAAGATTAAGGGTAAGTATACTGAGTGGCTTCTGAAGATGACTAAAAGTTTACCTCTTAGTAAAAAGATACAAAATTTACAAACTAGAAATATGGATGATTTCTTAACTAAGGCTTCTAGAATTCGAGGATTCGATATTAATCGAATTGATTCTATGGATGAATTAATGCGTTATATCGCTGCTGCTGAAGAAGCTGGTGACACTACCTCTAATCGGCAGAAGAAAAAAGAAGGTAAGGACATCTTTAACTCTCCTGATGATATAACGATTATCCATAATGGTGATGGATGGATTGTCGCTAAACCTGAGACGCAAGCTGGTAATATTATGTTAGCTAGATATAAAACAGAGAAGAGTGCTAAGTGGTGTACGGCTGATCCTGACACCACAACTCATTGGAGAGGTTACACTAAGAGTGGTGAGTTATATGTGTTTATTCCTACTGATGATTGCAAGGGTAAATTTCAGATTTATGTTGAGAAAGGCAAACTAAAAGAATATAGAGATTTCAATGATGACATAATTGAACCTAGTCTTGTCTACGAGACAATCAAAGAATTGGGGATCGAAGATAAGATTGAGATTGAGCCTAGAGAACCATTAGTTATGACCCTAGATGAATATGGGGCAGCACAAGAAATTATGTCAGAGAATGGTCTAGATGACCATTGGGAATATCTTAACCGTCAACCAGACGAAGATGAATATGACGATGACAGTTATTGGAATAATCCTATTTATGATATCACACATTATGATATGTTTCTGGAAAATTGTTTTGAAATTTATGTGAGAGAAATTAAATCTAAATATTATGATGGTGAGGATAAACTAGATAGTCTTTCTAGTTTTCTTAATAATCTTTGGGGTGTTCCTGATGATCGTAAAGAGTCTGATAAAGAAAAAGCTAAGGAAGCTGTATATGATTTTTATTCTGAATTAGATGAAGAGTTTGAGGATTTTAAAGAAGAAGAGGGTAATCCTCCTAAAGATAAAGACGAACTTAAAGATTGGTTAGAAGACATTTCAGTTAAGTTTCTTAAGGACACAGATAATAATAAAATTAAATTTGCTATGGGATTAACAGATAACTTTCCTTATAACTTTGCTTGGGAAGAACATAGAACTAGTCGTACAATGAAGAATCCTAATCAATTAGAATTAGATTTCGATAAGGTGCAAGAGTCTAAACTAAAATGGAATAAGAAATTATGTTAAGTTATATGAGCGTCAACTAGGAATGGTTGACGCTTTTTATTTAAAGAGATAAATAAAAGAAACTACTAGGAGTGTATATGAAATCTTATAAAGAATGGTTACAAGAAAATGAAGATGAACACTCTCATGATATGAGTAAACCTAAACACCACAAGGATTGCCAGTGTCGTAGATGTAAACCACTAGAAAGACCTTGTGGGTGTAAACACTGTGAAGAATTTGATAACGACAAGAGGAACGATTAAATGTTGATATATAAAGCCACAAATAAAGTAAATGGTAAATGTTATGTTGGACAGACAACAAAAACATTAAATGAGAGAATGATATCTCATTTATCTTCTGCTAGAAATAATGTTAATGGTACTAGTATTATATTTCATAATGCTTTGAACAAGTATGGGTTTAATAATTTTGAGTGGGAAATATTAGAAGTTCTTGAAACTGAAGATAGAATGGTACTAGATGAAAGAGAAAAATTTTATATAAAAGAGTGCGGTACGTTCTCTAGGAATGGTTATAACATGAGCGAGGGAGGATATGGGAATGGTGGATTACTTGGTGAAAGAAACGGGATGTATGGAAGAAAACACACAGAAGAATCACTTAATAAAATGAGGAAACCTGTTAGTAAGGAAAGTTTAGAAAGAATGACAAATTGCCAACTGAGATATTCTTACATTATAACACTCCCAACTGGAGAGAAAATAGAAACTAATAATCTTAAAGGGTGGTGTAAGGGGAATAATTTATATCACAGTCCGATGTATGATATATGTAATGGTAAAAAGTCCCAACATAAGGGCCATTCAGTTGAAAGAATAACTAAGGAGGTTCTATAATGTTAACTTATAAACAGTGGCTCACTGAGGCTATTTCTTTATCTAAATATAGAGAAATGTTTAAATTAGTTAATAAGGATTATCTTAAGCGGTATGAAGAGTGGTTTGGTAAGGATAAGAGGATTACCTTACCCTTAAGTGGGGCTGAGTCTGATCCTACCTATCAGGAAGTGAATAATAAAATTTCCAGCAAGGGTTATGAAATTTCCTCATGGAAAGATGGACTAGCCACCAAGAAAGATTCTAAATATAGAGTCATGAGAATTGGTAAACTCCTAGCTGATGATAAGGAAACCTTACAAAAATTTAATGAAAGATTTAAAGGTAAGAAAGTCTCAGAAGATAAAGAATATGAAGTGGTGATTAGCCGTCATGCTTATGATTTATTCGGCCAATCAACTGATCGTCAATGGACTAGTTGTAAAGCATTAACTCAGGGTGAGAATTCTTATTATATTCCTAGTGAGATTAATGATGGTTACTTAGTTGCTTATGTGATTGAGAAAGGTGACACCACTAAGGAAAAATTAGCTGACCCCATCTCAAGATTATTAATAGTTCCTTATATTAATGTGAATGATCCTGATGACACTTTCCTTTACGTTCCAGATAGACCTTATGGGAAGTCAGTGACAGGATTCAGAGAAACAGTGCAAGCATGGTTAGATAAAAAGCAAGGTAAGAAGTCTGGTATTTATTGTAAGACGAGAACAGGTTATGACGATAAGTATCCTGCTAAGATTAATAAAGATACAGGTGAGGAATCATTACAAGAGAACCCTGAGTTTGCTACATTAAAATTGGGGTCAATCCCATTAGTGAGTGATGGGGGTTACTTAGATTACAGTCCAGATAGAATTAAGAGATATGTGGTTGATCCTAAAGATGTTTACCCATTATCTAGTTTTATTGAAGAAGTATTTATAGACGAATATAATTTGAAACAAGCCGCTATAGCTGGTGCTAACTCTCTCAAGGCACACTTTATTAATACATTAAATTATCTTATCGGTATTTGGGAAGACGAAGAAGATGAGGAAGAATCACAAAGATATATAAAGTATTTAAACAAAGTTAAAACTAGAATTGAAAATGGTACTTATAAAATTAGTTATAGATTGGAATAATTAAATGAAAACTTATAAAGAATGGTTAAATGAATCTGCGAATAAACCTAATTGGTCGATTACTCCTTGGAAAGACGACGAAGGATATCATGAGCCATTAGGCATGGTTCCACTTCAGTCTAAGGGTGATGTTGAGTATAGAGGATTAATAGGATTAATTACTCCTCGTAAGTTTCAATATCTTGCTGCTAAGCCTACTGGTGGATTACCCAATGTGGATAAACTTAAAGAAGAGATGTCTAAGGGAACGCCTATTGCTCCCCCTTGGTTAGATATCGAAATTAATAATGGTCGTTGTGTTGTTAGAGGTCATGAGGGTAGAAATAGAGTTGAAGCAGCTAAACAATTATATGGTAATGAACCAGTGCCTATTATGTTATATCTTTATATCGACGGAAGTAAGGGAACCTATAAAAATTTAGGACCTTGGATTAGGGTAATCGAGGATGGGTTATTCTCAGAGAAGATTGAATTCTATATTGAGAACCCCTTCGTTAAGTTAGATATGGGTGATAAGGTAAGTGAGTATATTTAGAGACTTCCTTCCCACATTGTCAACCGTATTTAGTTAAAAGATAAATAACTATATCAAGAATATTTATAGGAGATGTAGTTATGTCAGAACGAATAGTAGTTTGTGAAATATGTGGGAAAGAATTTTTAGCTAATCATTGGAAAAGAAAAATATGCTTTGATCCTGAATGTACTAGACTAAGAACTCTTAAATATATGTCTGGTTATGTTGATGCTAAAAATAAAAATAAACCGAATTCTATAGCGTGTAAAATTTGTGGAATGAGTTGTAATAGACAAATATCTCCCGGCCATTTAAGAGCTAAACATAATTTATCTTTAGAAGAATATAAATTACAATTCAAGTTAAAAACTGAAGATTTATTCTGTGAAGAAATTTTAAAGGACTACTCAGACAAAGTTAAGGGAGATAAAAATCCTGCCTTTAATCACGGAGGGAAATTTTCCCCCTTCAGTAAAAACTTCATTAATTATGACGAAGAAAAAATGAAAGCAACAAGAGAAAAGGCGACCCAAACGAAAAGAAACAATCCCCAAAAAGAAAACACAAAAATAGAATACTATTTACTGAGGGGCTTTTCTGAGGAAGAAGCAAAAGAGAAATTAACAGAAAGACAAACAACGTTTACCTTGAGAAATTGTATTAAAAAATATGGTGATATTGAAGGGTTAAAACAATGGCAAACTAGACAAGATAAATGGCAAGCTAATTTAAAATCAAAATCTGATGATGAAATAAAAAGAATTAACAAAGCTAAAATGTTTACCAAAGGTAGAACGATATCCAACAAAGAAAAAGAAATCGTTAATTATTTACTAGACAAAGGGTACGAAGTTGAACAACAATTCTCTATAAAAACTTCTTTAAGAACTTGGTGGATTTATGATATCAAAATTGGAAACAAAATCATAGAATTTAATGGTGATTATTTTCATTGTAACCCTAAAAAATATAATGAAGACTTTTACAATAAAACCTTGAAAATGACTGCTAAGGAAAAGTGGAGAAGAGATAAATTAAAAATAGAGGAAGCTGTGAAAAACGGATTCACCGTATACGAAATTTGGGAGTCTGATTATAAAGACAACAAAGAATTAGAACTCCAGAAATGTTTGGAGTTTATAAATCATGAATGACAAAACAGTTTATAGAGGGAATTCCAATCTAAAAAATTCTGGTATAGACTTAGAATATACTCAGGAACAAATAGAAGAGATATTGAAGTGTAAAGATGATCCCATATATTTTATAAAGAAGTATATAAAAATCATCTCCTTGGATAGAGGACTAGTTGACTTTGAGTTATACGATTATCAAGAAACGTTAATTAATTTATGCCATGATAATAAAAGAATCTGCGCAAAGATGCCGAGGCAAGTCGGGAAAACAACTACAGTTGCGGCTTATGTTTGTCACTATATAACCTTTAATCAATATAAAACCGCCGCCATATTAGGCAACAAAGAAAGTATAGCTAGAGAGATACTTTCTAGAATAAAATTGATGGTGGAACAATTACCTAAATGGCTTCAGTCTGGAATAACTGAGTGGAATAAAGGTAACATAAAATTTGATAATGGTTGTGAAATTATAGCCAGTGCAACAAGCTCCAGCGCAATTCGTGGTCGTGCTGTGGCAATGTTAATTTTAGACGAGTATGCTTTCATTAGTAAAGGAGTATACGAGGATTTCATTAATTCGGTTTACCCAACAGTAGCGAGTAGCAAAGAGGCTAAAATAATAATTATCAGTACCCCATTTGGATTAAATCATTTCTATAAAATGTGTATGGAAGCTAAGAATGAACAGAATGGATTTAAATATTTAGAGGTATTGTGGAATCAAATTCCCGGTCGTGATGAAGAGTTTAAGAAGAAAACCATTGCTGAACTAGGTAGTGTTGAAAGATGGCGACAGGAATTTGAAGGAAGTTTTATTGGTTCTGGAGATACGTTGTTATCTGCTGAAGCTATGAATAAGATGCCTATATGTAAGCCTGTAGATATACAGATGCTCAATAGCTTCAGAATATACGAACAACCTCAAAAAGATAAAACTTATATAATGTTTGTTGATGTTAGTGAGGGATTAGGTAAGGATAATTCTACTTGTCAAATTATAGATATAACTTCTTTACCTTATGTTCAAGTCGCTTGTTACGAAAACAACGAGATAAGACCTTTAGCGTTTCATGAAGTTATTAACAAAATAGGCATATATTATAACGAGTGTATAGTTGTTGTTGAAACTAACAACTATAAGGAGGTTGTAAATAATTTAAACTCTGAGTGTGAATATTCCAACATCTTTTACTCCGACGATTTTGGAATTAAAACTACCAAGAAAACCAAAAAGTTAGGGTGTGGTAATTTAAAACTTTTAATAGAAGTTGATAATTTAATCGTAAAAGACCACGAAACAATAAATGAGTTTGGTAATTTTAGTGCCGACAAAAAAGGATCATATTCAGCTAAACAAGGATATCACGATGACTTAGTGATGCCTTTAGTAAATTTTGCGTATTGGATAAATAATAAAGAATTCACAAATCTTTGGTTAGATGAAGAAAATCTAAGTAAGAAATTAAACAAAGGACAGTTAGACGACATTAATGATAATCTAATTCCTTGCACATTATTTTGTGATGATGGTTTAGATGATGACTAATAAATCTCAACTGATAAATAATAAGAAAAAGAACTTTTAATAAAGGAGATACAAGAACATGAATTTATCCGCAGGAGTATCAGTTAAAGAATCTGATCTTAGTACTACAGTGCCGCAGCTTGCCAGTTCTATTACTGGCATGGTTGGCGCTTTCACTAAGGGGCCATGTAAAGAGAGAACACTTGTAACTAGCGTTCGTGATCTTGAAGAAGTTTTTGGTAAACCCACTGATGCTAACTACATTGATTGGTTCACAGCTTATAATATTCTTCAATACAATCAACTACTCTACGTTGTCAGAGCAGAAAACACCACCATGAAAAATTCAGGATTAGGTGTAACTAATAGTTATCCTATTCTTGATAGTTATGTTCTACTCAAAGATGCTACAAGTATTCCTAGTATTGGTGCCACTATTAATGTTAAGAGTGGTAGCTACATTAACACCTTACCTATTATTTATAGTGATTCGACTTCATTCGTACTTGACGCTGTTGATGGATGGGAAGGAACCACTACCGCTCCTTCTTATGAGATTGATGGAACCTACCACATCATTCTTAATTCAGTCACCACACTAGCGACAGTTGGGGATTCATTAGCGTTTGTGAGTGGCGCATACACTAACTACGGATCTGTTCTCTCAGTTGATTCAACTCTTTCGTCTATGGTGGTTGATTTAGGAACTATATCTTGGGTTGGTCCAACTATTTCAGTTGAGTTTGACAACTCAGCAACCTTCTCAGCAACCTATAGCGCCGCTACTGTTTCCATTCAGGCATTTGCTACTATCGGCACTGCTACAATTTCATTACTCAGTGTTGATGATATTCGCCTCAACAATGTTGACGGGTTTGATGTTGATGATATTACATTCAACACTGGAGAAAACCTTAGAATTATTTCAAAATACCCCGGCACTTATGGGAACGACATTAAAATTTCTATGTGTCCTTCTTCTGTGTACACAACTGCTACTGTATATGGTAGCACTAAATTCGTTGATTTGTTTGACACCGCCTCAATTAACAGTGACGAAATTGCTATTGTTGTTCATTATCCTGATCCTATTGATACTTCAGCATGGACCATTGTTGAGAGATTTATTGTAAGTACTAACCCTACTGCTAAGGATTACAATGGTAGCACCACTTGGGTTGGAGAATACATTACTCGTAACTCAAATTATATTGCTGCATTTAGTGGTAATTCAGCAACGTTCTCTGTTCCTGTGATAAAAGAAGTAACTCTTACTGGAGGTTCATTAGGAACTTACACAAAAGCAGACTTTGATGAGTGTTATGATCTTTTCAGTAATCCAGAAGAATTTGATTTCTCTATTATTGTTGACTGCCACAACACCGCTATAACCACTAACTCAGATTTAGCTACTCTTCAAGGTTCAATCGTAGATAAATTTGTTGGTGTTGGTAAACGTAATGATGTCTTTATTGTTCTATCTCCCTTTAGCGGTGATGTTCTTAAGAAGACTCCTTCACAGGCTCAAGCTAATCTCGAAACTTATGTTAAGACTATTTTAAACAAACCTTCTAGCTACGCCGCACTTTATGGTAACTGGAAATATCAGTATGACCGTTACAATGATAAGTATCGTTGGCTACCCCTTAGTGGTGATGTCGCTGGTGTCTTTGCTTCATCTGATGCATTAAGAGAATTATGGTTTGCTCCTGCTGGTCTAACTAGAGGTCAGATTAAGAATTGTATTAAACTAGCATTTAATCCTGATAAAGGTGTGCGTGATATTCTTTATAAGAATAACATTAACCCTGTTGTTAGTTTCCCCGGTGAAGGTTTCGTTGTTTGGGGTCAGAAAACGCTCCTAACCCAATCTTCAGCTTTCAGTAGAGTTGATGTTAGAAGACTATTCATGTACATGGAAAAGGCTATTAGTATTGCTTCACGTTACTTCCTCTTTGAGAAGAACACAGCATTTACTCGTAGACAATGGTTAAGCGTAGTCGAACCTTTCCTAGCTGATATTAAGGCTAAAGAAGGTCTATATGACTACAGAGTTATTTGTGACGAAACAAATAACAATGGAACTGTTATTGATCGTAATGAGATGGTTGGTGATATTTACTTACAACCAACTAAGAGTATTGAATTTATTCAACTTAATTTCGTCAATACCAAAACTGGCGTTAACTTTGACGAAATTATCAAAAGAGGTTAACTTATTATTTGACTTTTGATCAGATTTATGGTAAAATAATGTTCTGAGGACAGCACCGGCCAGTGTTTCTAAGTTAATCTCTCCTAACTTAGATTACTCAGAATATTAAAACTAAAGGAGAGTCACATGACCAGAGAAGAATTTGTAGAATTATATAATACACAAAGCAAACAGTATTCCATAACAATATTGAAAAACAAAGATCTAACTCGAAAGATATTAGAGTGGAACAAAAATTTAGCAACCAAAACTTTTGCTCAACAGTGTTATAATTATTTCTTTGAAATTAAAGAAACACCAGTGTGTAAAATTTGTGGAGTAGGGGCTAGAACATTTGCTGGTAATCGCAGATTTGGTTATTCTGATTATTGTGGTAGAGCTTGTAGTAACAAAGATAAAGAAACCAGAAAAGAATCACTCAAAACCCGTAAATTAAATGGTAACACGGTTCACGATGTTTACGAACAAAACAAAAAGGAATTATCAATTAAAACTGATTATTTAATTATAGATAAAGAAACATTAAAACAATTTATCGGCAACTTCTGTACGAAAACAGATATAGCAAACTATAAAAAGTCTTTAATTAAAAAACACAAAGACGAATACTGCAATCTAATAAACTTACCTGAGTATAACAAGGAAGATTCTCTTAATAAAAATCTTCACAGATTTATTAATGGTAAGAAATATTGTGTCTGGTGTGGAGAAGAAGTAAAAACATTCATAAATTTCAAAAAGGGATTTTCTGATTTCTGTTCCTCTTCTTGTGGATCATTTTATAGTCAAAAACAAAGAGGAATAAGAGAAAGAGAATTAAAATATAAAGAATATGCTAATGAT